ACCGTTTGTTGATGCAGTATGCTCTGCAGCCAAATCTTCAATGGCGTTTTGATACAATCAGTCCCCTACGGGCGGCACTGGCCTAGCGGGATGCTAGGTGGCCTACGGGCAGAGGATCTAAAGGCTTGCGAGGAGGAGGTTGAATCATTATTGTTGAAAACGGTAAAAATACCTGGTGTGCTGACCTGCAGCCTTGTATCAGGTGAAAGAGACAGACTTCCCGTCTGCAGAAAATAAAGGGAGTGAAAGAAAATCACATCAATCCGTCGATAGGGGGACGTTAACCCTGAACCTAACAATTGAATATCATGGTGACAATTACAGGTATAAGATCAAGAAAATCCATGCTCGAAGTAACTGCTACGGTGTTACCCGAAGGCCCGTCCACAGCGGGGTGTCAGACACCCCTTGTGGGTGCTTCTCCGCAGTCCGTTAGCCCTCAGCAAGTGTTTAGTGGTAGACAGCCACGTGAATCCTGTGATTCGGATTCGACACTTCCGGGCGCGTTGTGGATGGGAGGTAGGGCTAGGTCAGACTTCTTGTCGTCTCACGTCGAGGACGTAACCTATGTCGACATGCAGTATTCAGCTGCCATTAAGAACAAATTAAATGAAAGCTACGTTTTGGAGGATATCGTAGAACCTCTGGCCGAAGAGAGCCACCTAGCGCTCGAAGCTAACCCGTATGCGGTGCTTCACGACGAGTGCGAGGATGGTTGTTCTCTCAGCGACCGGCTACGCGGTCGTGCAAAGAAGTTGGTCAAATTTTACGAGGAGTTGGGTATGCCTCGTTCAGCGAAAGATATACCCCAGCATATCGAATGCGGGGGGCTACGGCCTGCCGTAAGACAATGCTTCATCGATGGACTTAGCCCTGTCGATGAACTGAGTTTCAAGACGATACAGAAGCTTGAGAAAGCATGCTGTAAAGGATGTCTACCACGCTTCTTGGAGAAGCTCAGCCAGTGGAAAGAAGCTAGATTCCAACCAGTTGCTGTTGATGTGGAGCATCTTGGCCGGTTCCGACGGGCCTTGAAGCAAAACATTGAAAAGGGATGGGATCGGCGACGTGCGCCATTTATTCCAAACGGAAATGCTACCCGGCGTTACCGGAGGAAAGATGGTGGTAATTGGAACGTGGAAGAATTTAGCGGTGAATGCCGCTACGAGCTAGTGTTTTCATCGGGCAAACCCAGGGTTGTTACCTTATACTCTGCCGAGAATACACGAAGACTCGCTCCGCTCCATTACTCGCTATACGACATGTTGAAGAGGCGAGGGTGGCTGTTGGTAGGTGAACCGACCGACCAGCACGTTTCAAGCCTCACGGGCGCTGCCTTTTTAAGTTTTGACTATACTTCCGCAACTGATAATATCAAGAGGGAGTACATTAAGGTAGCAGTTGAGGTATTGGAGGAACAGGCGGACCATCTTTCCGAAGAAGAGATCCAGGCACTACGGGTGCTATCGAATCTGGTGATTGATGGCAGGGAGACATTTTCGGGACAACCCATGGGTTCTGTAATGTCTTTTCCTCTGCTGTGCGTGATCAACAAGACCGTAGTTGACATGGCATTGGCCGCAATGTTAGACAGGAAGGAGATTAGTTTTAAAGAGTGGACGAGTCATCCCCTTTTGGTTAATGGGGATGATTTGTTAACCCGCGAAGTTCGGGGCAACACAGATCTCCGAGGTGAAGTGGTCAGGCAAGGAAGTCAGGTCGGACTCGTCGTTAACGAAGAGAAGACCATGGTCTCAGAAAGCGATGGAGAAATAAATTCCACCTACTTCCGAGATGGCCACAAGCAGAGAAAGTTTAACGCGTCGTCGCTGTGGATGGACGCTGGTGTCGAGGACGTACTTGGCTTTGCTGCCCAAGCTAC